ATACATTTAATGTAGGATTGAGTAATAAATCAGAAAAAGTAGATGTTATTGAATATCCTACGGCCGGTGCTGTAAATGCAATTGTCGAAACAAAATTATCAAGAGGAGAGCCTGGAGAAATTGTACAAAGAAATGTAGTACAATTAGATGAAATGTTACCTTATGAAACTGCAGGATTCATAAAGATTGATGTTGAAGGACATGAAGTTCAAGTTATTGAAGGTGGTCAGGAATTAATATCCAGATCTAGAGGATTATGTATGATAGAAAGTATATCAACCAGACAAAAGGTTAAACAAATGATGAGTGATCTAGGTTGGGTCTGTACTGGTAGGTGGGGACCAGATGATTTAATATTCAAGAAATATAAGGTGACTATTTAAGCTTTGTAGATATTTTGAATGTAATCTTCAAACTGTTCTACTTTATCTAGACGATTAGGCCAGTATATGTAATTTTTCTCAGGATTTTTCTTGAGGTTTGTGAGAAGAGGTTGTACAGCATTGAATAATTTATCTAATTTATCTTGTGTACTCGCTACCGAGGCGGAGGCAGTTTCAGCCTCAGCAGAAGCTTTCTGTACTACTTCAAGTTCTTCCTCTGTAACAGCGGTAAATCCAAAGTCAAAAATGTCGTCCATAACCTATATTTATATAAGTTATTCATTTCTTTAGTGTTATTGTTGCAATCTTTTGTTTACAAATACGCAAATTTTTGATACTATATAAACATAATTTGAATATAAGGAGAAAACAATGAGATACAGTGGATGGAATATTGGTGGAGAAGTTGTAAAACTCGACGATCGATATTGCGTTGAGGATAACACAGTTCTAAAGAACCTTGTTGTCAGCAGTACAACGCTCAACCCTAGAAAAAGTACCAGCGGTCATAAGCACGAAGGACAAGAAGAAGTATACTTGTTTATTAAAGGTGACGGCTGCATGGAACTAGACGACCAAAGAATCCATGTAAAAGAAGGCGATACTGTATTGATCGAGGACGGTGTGTTCCATCGTGTTCATGCCGGAAACGACGGCTGTTACTTTATTTGCGTATTTGATGGTAGGAGAGAACATTGAAGAGATGGATTCTAAGGCACCTAGAACAGGGTATTCAAATAAGAGGTGAAATTTATGCATATTGTGAGGAGTGTTTATAATGATAAATCTAAATATTGAAGTACTAGACGCAGTAAGACGTAAAAAAATCCCAAAGGACGAGTTAATAAAAGCTTTACTTAGGATTATTGGCCCAGCCGACCTTAGGGAAATATTAGAGGCGTATGAATGGACACATCAGCTCAAAAGTGTCGAAAATCTACCCGAATATAAGTCTAAGGCTTTTACTGTAGAGGAACTAGATTCTAGAATTGACGATCCTAAGGAGGACGATGACGATGACTTTTGATGATTGGGAACAACTGAATAATTTTAACCAACAAGAATCATATCGACAACAGTTGATTGAGGAAGATAGTCGAAAGGATACCGAGGAAAGGTTTCGTAAGGTAGTACAATATGGAATTGATTCCTTTGGTCACAAACATACCCTTGACACTTTAGTCGATATTATTCTAAAAAGAGAAAAGAGTGAAAGTAAACTAATTAATGTTTACACTGAACTTGAACGAGAGGTACAAGATAGATTTACACCTAACTTGAGTGCGTGGTAATGATTAACTTTAATCCTACAGTCTGTGAAAGAATGGGACATTACGTCTACTGTCTTATTGATCCCAGGGATAAGTATCTATTTTATATAGGTAAAGGTGTTAACAATAGAGTATTTGCCCATGTAAACGATGCCTTGGAAACATCGGATAATTCAGATAAACTTGATCACATTCGTGATATCCATTTGGATAATCTACAAGTGGAACATAGAATCATTAAACACGGGCTTTCAGAGGAAGAGGCATTTCTTGTTGAGAGTGCTCTAATTGACTTCTCAGAAATAAACGGAATGGAATTAACGAATGCTGTGCGCGGTCACCACTCAGACATAGTCACAATCGAAGAGGCTGTGCACAGGTATTCACCAGAGTTAATTGACGAACTTAAACACGATTGTGTTATCATTAATATTAATAAAGCTTATCGTAAAGGTATGTCATTTGAGGAAATTTATACCATAGCAAAAGAAAAATGGGTTATAGCGGAATCAAAAAGAAAGTCCCTAGAATACGCTCTAATTGAATTTAAAGGACGAATCGTAGCTGTTTTCCAACCTTATGAATGGTATTCAACCATCGATGATAAAAATGGTAGACTCAAATGGGGATTTAATGGTAACATTATAACAGATGGTCCTGTTTATGAAATGTATTTCAATAAAGGAACTGATAAGGAATTTGGTTCACAGAATCCTATAAGGTATAAATTATGATTCTAGTTTTAGATTTCCAGGGGCGTTGGCCTCAACGTGACAAAGTAGAGCAATTTTGTCACGATGTACTTAATCACTTTTTTAAAGGTAGAGTAAAAAGAGAATTAAGTCTTAATTTGGTTATGAAAAAGGAAATGCGAGACTATGGATATACAGACGGAGATCGTAACGAGGTAACAATTGAAATATCAAGGCGACATAATGGTGAAATAATTCCTTTACCTATTCTTATGAAAACAGTTGCACACGAACTTATCCATGCAAAACAGTTTTTTAGAGGTGAAATAAATAATACAAATGATGTATATGCAAAGGATAAAAAGGACTATAAAAAAGCATCGTATACATTCAAACCCTGGGAGCATGAAGCACACATGATGGAGGACTTCATGTACAAATTATATTGGGAAAATCCACAATATAGAAAACTTACATATAAGGTATTTCATGGCTAAAAGAAGACGTAAAATAGAGAGAGCAAAAAGAAGAACAGGATTGGCAGCAATTCCTCTGGACAAATTTAGTAAATGTAGATACTATTTTTACGAGGAAATAGAGGCAAAGGATAAATCAAAAATTATAAAGGATTACATCAAGTCAAATGTAGCCAAAAAAGACTCTAAGATAATTCTTTCATTACCTGATGATTTTTTTAGAGCATCAGATGTGGCGGCAACTGTGTTTTGGTATAATTCAGATATGGCAAAAACTCAAGACTTTCTTGATGCTTGGGAATACTTTATAAATGAGTATCTTCCAGGGAAAAAACAGTACGCATTGAATAGAGAATCTCACATAAGTCAGGTTGTTATTAAGGAACCATCAAGTGTTGTACCTATATCACCTGCACAAAGAGTTGCTGAAAAGGTTGACAGAGAGGTAATTACACATATTGATTACATGATTGATGATTGGATTAATGGTAATGAAACAGAGATTGATGTGTATAATCTGTGTATTTCAAACGGAATAAAAGGTGGCGCGACAAAACAAATAAAGGATTATATACTATCATATAAAGATGAATTGGAAGGTGCTCTCAATAATACTGATCCAGAGTTAGTCGAAAACTATAATCATGTTGATAAAAAGGAAAAGAAAAGGCGTATCAATGTTTTTCAAAATATGCTCAATGATCTTGAACGAATTAAAAACACAACTGTAATGCAAAGAAGAGCAAGGAAACAAACTTCAAAATCGGCGGATAAACAAGTTTCAAAAATACAATACAAAAATGCAGATAGTGATTTCAAATTACAATCAATTAATCCTGTATTAATTGTAGGTTCAAAAAGACTATATGCATTTAATACCAAAACAAAGGTACTTAAGAAGCTTATAGCAATGGATGTCGGATTTGAAATTAGTGGTTCAACTATAAAAAACTTTAATCCTGTCGAGTCACTTGAAATTGCATTGAGAAAACCAGACGAGGTACTACAGATTGTTTTAGGTAGAGCGGACAAAACAATAGATGAAGCTATAGGTAATCTTACAACGAAACCAAGGGTCGCTAATGGTAGAATAAATAAAGATACTATATTATTGAGGGCTACATAATGAACGATTCTGTATTTATGACAAAGAAAAAATTTTCAACTATGGTTGAGGAAACTGTACGATTGAAAAAAATGAGTTATATAGATGCAATAGTCTATATTTGTGAACAGAATAAACTAGAAGTTGAGGACAGCAAAAAATATATTACACCTGGAATCAAAAGTAAGATTGAGGTTGAAGCAATGGAACTTAACTTTATACCCAAAAAGAATACTCTATTTTGACAGACGCATTATATACAAAAGCAAAAATACTTTCAGATATATCGCTAGATGATTTAAGACATTTCAGCACAACTGTAGACTCTGAGGAGGCAAGAGTAACAAAACAAGGCGGAGGTATATATCACGAGTTTAGAAAAGCTAAAGTAAAACTCATATCGTTCATGGATTTCCCAGACGTGTGTGAAGAGATTTTGGATATGATTGAATTACATAGACCAAAACTTATAAGGAATATACATGAAATTAGAGAATTTAATTATTTATGCTATGACCATGGTGGGCACTTTATAAAACATAAAGATTGGTTAGGTAGAGAAAACGGGAACCAATTTGAAAACAGAATTTTTAGTACAATCACACTTATAAATAGAAGTGAAGATTTACAGGGAGGCGACCTCTATATATGGGAAGAGGAAAAAGGTGAGCCTTCCATAATACAATTGGATATTGGTGAAACGGTTATATTTCATAGTATGAAGTTTCATCAAGTCACTCCAATAGTTCAAGGTACAAGAGAAGTTCTTGTGGCTTGGATTTATTTAAAAAAGTAATGTACTTTTATCATGAAATATGATATAATGTACTTACACAATTTACATAATGTATAAAGTGGATAATTCAGTAATACAAACAATACAAGGAAAATACAATGTCATTTGAAAATTTAAAAAGTAATAATGACCAAATCCAAAAGTTGCTTAACGCAGCTCAAGAAGTTGGAGGCGGTAAGGCTGAAAAGAAAGATTATAACGATGATCGTTTTTGGAAGCCAACAGTAGATAAAGCCGGAAACGGATATGCAGTACTTAGATTTTTACCAGCAGCTGCGGGTAATGACCTACCATGGGTACGATACTGGGATCACGGCTTCAAAGGACCATCTGGTCTATGGTACATCGAGAAATCTCTCACCACATTAGGTCAACAAGACCCTGTATCAGAAATGAATACCAGACTTTGGAATAGTGGACGCGAAGAGGATAAACAACTAGTACGAGATAGAAAAAGAAGACTACATTATGTGTCAAACGTCTATATCGTATCTGATCCTTCTGCTCCACAAAATGAAGGTAAGGTATTCCTCTATACATTTGGTAAGAAAATCTTTGATAAAATCATGGACGTAATGCAACCTGAGTTCCCAGATGAAAAACCAGTCAATCCTTTTGACTTCTGGGCTGGTGCTGATTTCCAACTAAAAATCAGACAGGTTGAAGGTTATAGGAACTATGATAAATCAGAGTTCAAGGCTGCAGCACCATTTATGAGTGGTGAAGATGCAAAACTTGAAGGTGTATACAACACACTCTATGATTTAAAAGAGTTCGTTGATCCTAGCAATTTTAAATCCTACGAGGAATTAAAAACAAAACTAGCAAATGTATTAGGAGAGTCTCTACCACAAACTATTGAACAAAGAGTGGCTGTAGATGAAACTGCTCCTGCACCTCAACCCAAAGCAGTAGAAGCTTCATCCGATGATGAGGACGATACCATGAGTTATTTTGCTAAGTTAGCTGCTGAGGAATAATGATAAAAGATCATACTCGAGTTCAGGTGTACTTACGCAACCATCTGAAATCTCAATTTGATGCTCTATGCGCCTGGAAAGGTGTAGGTAAATCCAATATGCTCAATGTGATTGTATCGGAATATTGCCAAAGAGAATTTGAGAGAATGGAAAAAGCAAAGACATTTGAAAAATTGCTTAGAAAAGCAATGTTAGATGCTCGAGTTCAAAATCTCAAGCCTCCCAAAATAGAAAACATACATTCTAGAAAAAAGGAAAAACTTGAAGAGGAACCAAGAGATGTTTTACCTAATCCTTTACCGGATTGGAGAGATGATTGGGAATTTTGATTACGAGGGGCTTCGGCCCCTCTTTTTTTAATCTATTCCTGAGTTTACTACATCAACACTATTAATAGTTCCACCAACAACATTTAGAGTTGTACCACCTGATGCAGTTGTTGGTGCATTTATATTAAAACTCATTGCAGGGCCTTCACCACCTACAGTAGCAGCAGAGGCGATAAGGTTTGTACCCACATTAAACATTACACTGTCTGATCTTAATCTATGCAAAGATTGTGATACACCATTTATATCAGCTTTAAAATCACTTAAGTCAACATTATTAAATTCTTGTAGAGCGTATGCAACTTGTCTCGTGGCATCTGCAGCACCAAGCATTGCATTTTGATTATCAACTAAATATTTAACAGTGGTAAGTGGATTTTCGGTACCTGATAACCAATCCACAAGTGCTCCAGCACCTCTACCAATTGCGCTAAAAAATTCGCCGCCACCAAATACAGCAAGCCCAGCGGCAAGCATTGTCATAGTTCCAACAAAGTCGCCTAGTTGAGCAGCATTAGTCATTTCTCCAATTTCCAAAAGACCTAAAACTTTTTGTTTGATACCTGTAACCATATCTTGACCAGTAAAGAAGGATAAAGCTTCCTGTGCCATACCACTTGTAGCAGTGGCACCTTCACCAAATGCAAATGCTATCAAGCCGGCTCCTATCATACCCATAGCAGCAACAAATCCACCTGAGTCAAGCAACATATTTAGGTTACCACCCAATTCATCTTTTATTGATAATAAAGTAAGAACACTTCGTTTAATATTACCTGCCCAAGTGCCATCAGTAAAGTTTTCCAAGACAGCAGACATACCACCACCTATTGCTGCAACACCTTGGCCTAAACTAAATGCAGCAAGACCTGTTGCAAGCATGGTCATTGCAGCAAGAAAACCAGCTGAGTCAAGTATAAAGTTTAGATTACCACCAGCATCTTCGCCTATTGATAGTAATGTGAGTACACTTCGTTTAATACCTCCTGCCCAAGATAGGTCTGTAAAGTTTTCAAGTACTGCTGTCATACCGCCAGCTAATCCAGCAATACCTTGACCTAAACTAAATGCAGCAAGACCTAAACCTAATCCGGTCATTGCATAAAAGAATACACCACCTTCCATTAAAAAGTTTAAATTACCACCAGCGGCATCACTTATTGAAAGTAATTCCAAAACATTATTTTTTACTGCGGTTGCATCAAAATTTAAGAATCCAGCAATAATTGCAGCAACACCTGCAAGAGCAGCTACACCTACAACACCTGCAAGAATAGCACTTTTACTAAAACCACCAGCTGCTTGTTGAACATCAGCTGAGGTGGCAGCACCACCAGCTGCGGTTACAGGTACAGCATTTTCTTTCATTGATTCTGCCATTTCCTGTTGGGCAAATTGTTGTTGGACTATATAATCCTCAATTTTTGAATTAAATGAATCTAATTGATATGCTATATCTTGTAAGGCTAAAACTTGTTCCTCATCGGCATCATTAGGTGGAGGAGGTTCTTTAGAATAATCTTGAGCACCAGATAAAATATTTTTGATACGACCTAACTCAACATTTGCAAGATCAATTTCATTGATTATAGTTTTATTCGAGTTAGTTCCAGAATTACGATTTAACTCGCCTTCCTTCTTTAATCGATCAATTACATCTGCTAACGTTGCCATGGATTACCTTTACCTTGCTGTTTTTTTACTCTTTCTTTTTCCTCATCTAACCATTGGACTAAAAGAGTCATATAAATCTCTCTTTCCCATGGTATCATTTCATCTAGTTCCGTTAAGGAATACTTGTGATGTTGCATTAGAGCAAAATTAGTTTTATAATAATTCTCTAATGACTCATGCGAAAGAGCTACATAAAAAAACTTCGCATTCCCTCCAGTTTATGTTCGTTTAATTCTTGACATTTTTCACATGTGAACTTAATGTCATAAGTTAGTTTAGGTTGTTTCTGTAAAAAAGTAAACAACTTTGTAAATTGTGTTGTAGTTAATGAATCCAAAAACTCTAACAATCCTTCCTGTGTTTCATCTTTACAATTTATTCTTTCCTCGTCGGCACCATTTTTTACAATGATTGCTCTCATTGCTCTAGCAACAATACCAAACATTTCAAGGGTCATATTTGATTTATCCGATAGGTCAACATTTTTTATATCATTATATGTTGGCCAACCCATTTCAACCGAGACCTCTGGACTTACCTCAATGATATTAGTATCAGGCTTATCTGTTACCTGAATATCATTAATATTAATATCATTAGCATTAGGATGCTCACACTTTGTACATTTATAAGAAACCTTAATTACTTCACCTACTGACTTTGATCTTAGTTGTAAAAACATCCACTCAACATCATTTGGAGTGATTGTATTTCTGTCAATGTCAGTATCGACACAAGCTATAATAGAGTCTAATATTGCCTCTGCTTGTGCTGCAGCATCTCCGGTTTCCATAGCAATTAATATTGCTTTTTCCTCTTTGACCAAATAAGGTCTAAATTTTACTTTTTTACCATTTGATGGTATTGTCATTTCATATTTTGGTAAGGTATTCACCTTAGGTAAAGCCATGATATATCTCCTATATTAAATCAAAACCAATTTTACTATTAAAGAAATCAGCACCAAATTCTACAATTTTAGATCTGATGGATTGTCTTGCATCATCAGGATTACTGAGTTTTCGTTTCCAATCTGTATATGATAACTGAACATTCAGTTCCAATACTTCTGACTGTGCATCTGTATAACTTAAAGCTGCAACAGAAGTAGGATAGGCATTCTGTAATAAACATGTATATGTTACTGCCTCACCACCACCAAGCACAAGACCTAATGATGTTTTATCTAATCCTGTTTGTGATAGTCTTAATAATTTATCATAATCAGCACCAGGATCATTTGTCAATCCTTGAATAATTACATCTGCTGTGTAGTCATTAAAATATTTTAATTCATAATCCGTTGTTACGGCTGAGTTCATCCATTCCTCAAAGTATTCTTTAATTTTATAGTCATTTAATACTCTAAATGTGAGTGTTATATCCTCAATAGTAAAGCCATAAGCAACCTTTCTATTGATCATTCCAATTCTTCGTTCGTGTGTATTTAATTGTCGGCCAGGTAAATTCACTGCACTACATAACATATTAATATCCTGAGGGTCTATTGTATCTTTTAATTTTGACACACCTCTATTGATAAGTTCCCCAACTATAGGTAATGTTGAACCACCTACAGTTGATGGTAAAATTATTCTGTATAGATTAGGACGAGCAAATCCTTGTCCTTTTGATACAACTCCTTTTAATTTTTCTATGCTATTCATTATTGCATTACCTGTTTATATGAATCTCTCCAAACAACACTTTGATTTTTCTTTCTAAATCTTTGGAAAGGTAAAAATGCTGCTATCTCCCATTCCGATGCAGGTACCTTACAAATATATCCTTCAATATTATCTGTAAGATAAGTCTTTATCATAGGTTTTAAAAACTTTTTCATTAAACCTTTGTTTATTCTATTCCAAAAAGATATAAATCTTGTTGTTTTATCAAACCTGTCATTTGTAGTATACTGATAAAGCATGTCCAAAAATCTTATTCTTAAATTGACAGGAAGATAATGCAAATTTAATGCATTAAAACCTCCTCTTGCTTTACCAACAATAATAACAACAGGATATTGATCATAATAAGGTAATGTAAGCTTTTCTTTAGGATTATACCTAAACATATGCACAGTACCTACCAAATTTCTAGTTACAATTACATTGCTTCTTCGTTCTAATACCGAATCTCTAAGTACCTGAGGTCTATTGATACCGGCCATAGTTGCCAATTGTTTATTAAACCACCGCATGGAAGCTTGTGTCCTAGGAGTAATTTTAGCCTTAAGAGCCTCCTCCTGAATATTTTGAAATAAACTTGCCATACGTGTTTATTTATATCAAACATCAAATAATCTTTTGGCAAATTTTTTTCTAAATAAATGACTCTTATATCTTACATGATCTTTAAATTTTTGTAACTCTGGTCTCCCGTGTTTTTGTTGTCGTATAAGATTCCAGTCTTGCATCACATTCATGATTGCCATTGATTGCCAAGCCGAGTAGCTACATTTATGATACTTATGAAATTCTCTATTCCAGTGATTCGCAAGAGCCTGACACTTTACAGCATCCCAATGTTCGTTCTTCCAATACTCACCTGATCTATCATAACCATATTTCTCTGCATTTCGATCAAACTCTGATAAGAATAGATCATCATGTTGATGTACTTGCATTGCCATTAATGGAGTTTTTTGACCTGATCCTGAGGTAACATTTGTAAATTTATCTCGTTTACCTGTTCCCGGTACTCTCTTTGGATTATTTGGTGCTGAATACCACCACTCTTTCTTTTTTGCTTTGTTATACCAATAGGACCTATTAGGTGTTGCGACTTCTGTCGTGTTCTTATAGATTTTAAGCCCTTTCATAATCCAACTATCAAGAGCAACTTCTCCTCGCATTAACATATTACACCAATGCTCTAATGTTTCTGGTGTTTCATGTGGTAGACCTACAATAAAGCCTGAGTGTAATCCAACTTCATGTCCCCATGTTTCTTTTAATTTTTCAAGTAATCTTAAAAGTCTATCGGTCGGTATACCTTTTCCTACAGCCTTAGCTGACTCATAGTTCAAAGTCTCAATTCCAAAGTGAGCATATTTGATTCCAATATCTCTTAATAATGGAATTTGATCGGGGTGTGAATGTAACAATTCTAATCTTAGATATCCTACCCATTCAATTGGAAAATCTAGTCTATTAATTGCTCTTTCCATTGCTCTAAGTTTATCCATAGATTCATTGACAGTATCACACATCATAAAGTATCTTGTGGTGCCAAACAAATCATAGTT